TTAAATGATGTAAAAGATTTAACAAGAAATCAAGCTGTGCTGACAGGTTTAGCAAGTATGGCTGATGGAAGTATTCCTGTAAGTAATATTACAGATAATACTATAACAAATATTGCTTTTCAATCATGGACTTTAAGATACAGAAATTCATCTTTATATCCAATTTTTTCAGCTATGTCAATTAGACCTTAATTATGAAAGATATAAATATTTTAACAGAGAAAGTACCTTTAGATGCAACCATCGTTGGTATTTTAGTTTTACTTTGGTCTTTACCAGTAATATCGGCATACCTTTTTATTAGGTTCTGCATTGTAAAGCCTATATATTCCTTGTTTGGCGACAAAAAGTAATGCAGATAAATTTTAAGCCAACAATAAAACAACACCAGGCCTGGGAATACCTGCATGACGAAAAGTCCTCAGAAATCCTCTTTGGGGGAAGTGCTGGGGGAGGGAAGTCATACTTCGGTGCTGCCTGGTTGTTGTATTCGTGTTTGAGATACCCAGGAACAAGGTGGCTTATGGGTCGAGCTGTATTGAAAACACTGAAAGAAACTACACTTAACTCTTTCTTTAGTGTTTGCTCTGATTGGAAAGTCAAAAAAGGCGAGACATACAAATTCAACGCACAGTCAAATGTTATTGAGTTTGTAAATGGTAGTCAAATATTACTAAAAGACCTCTACCAATATCCTGCCGACCCAAATTTTGACTCCCTTGGTTCTCTTGAGATTTCAGGTGCTTTTATTGATGAGGTAAATCAATGTACTGAGAAAGCGAAAAATGTCGTTGCTTCGAGGATTCGTTATAAATTAGGCGAATTTGGGCTTCGCCCAAAAATACTTATGTCGTGCAACCCTGCAAAAAATTGGGTTTACGATTTTTATAAACAATGGCGTGATGATAACTTGCCTGACCATCAAAAATTTATTCAAGCAAAGCTTACCGATAACCCACATATTTCTGAATTTTATGAAGAGCAACTTAGAAAACTTGACCCTGCGTCAAGAGAAAGGCTTTTGCATGGTAACTGGGAATATGACGAAGCTAAAAATAAATTGTTTAACTACGAGTCCTTGTTAAATTCTTTTAAAAATCCAGTAGAAAAAACTGGTGAGGGGTTCTTGTCTTGCGATGTTGCACTGATGGGTAGCGACAAATTAGTAATAACAAGGTGGAAAGGGTTGAGTGTTGAGGAGATTATTACAAAAGATAAGAGTTCTGCCAACAGTATTGAGAATTTAATTAAGAATTTGGCACAAACACACAATATTCCACGAAAAAACATAGTAATTGACTCTGATGGTGTCGGTCAGTACCTTTCTCACTACATGAAAGGTGTTGTTGCCTTTATAAACAACTCAAAACCCATGAAAGGTGAAAATTACAAGAATTTAAAGAGTCAGTGCTACTATAAGCTTGCTGAACAGATAAATGCTGGTAATATTTACATAAAATGTAAAGATATTGACATTCGCAACAAAATTATTGAAGAATTAGATGTCGTAAGGAGAAAAAACATGGATTTAGACGGAAAACTGACTATTTTATCAAAAAAAGAGGTAAAAGCAGCTATTGGTAGGTCTCCTGATTATGCTGATAGCCTTATGATGCGAATGAGGTTTTTATTCGGTGGTGGCAACAGAATTTTAGCTTGGGGTTAAAAAATGAAAAACATTAACCAATAAAATGTAAACTTTTTCTTATAATTGTAAAATGTTTCATCAAAACTACATAGTTTGTCTAAATAATGCTCATGAAGCTATAATGCTTGACTTTTTAAGTGATGTTCAAGGCATTATTGATGATGCCACAACAAATGACAAGGATTATGAGTCTTTTTTGAATGTTTTAGCTAATATTATAAGCAAACATAACGAAAATGGCGAAATGGCTTATAAAGACACTATTTTTAGAAATAATTGGCTTTATAACCTACCATCTATGATTTATTGGGCTTCTATTGGATATGTTAGTGTGTTGAAAAATAAAAAAGAAGATATTACTTTTACAGCTACAAAATTAGCTTTAAAACTTGCAGATGTTAACGATAAAATAGGAATGATGATTTTATTCAACTCTGAATTTGACAATGACAAAACTTTATTAAATTAATGAAAACAATTATAGTAAACGACAAAGAAATAGATGTGCCAACAGGTTGGCATAACATTAGATTTGATAAATTTAACGAGTTTTCTAAACTTGTAAACTCACAGAAAACACAAGAACAGTTTAACGAGGAGAACTCTCATCTTGATGAATACATAAGAGAATTAGAGTGGAGCTTAGAAAATGTTAGAATGAATACTAAGCTTGCGTGTTTTTGGACTGGGCTACCTGAAGAAGAAATATCTATGTGTAACATAGAGACTATTGAAGAGATATTAAAGTCTATGGACTTTATGAACGAATCTTATGTTCCTGTTGCCATTGATAAATTCAAATTTAAAGGATTTGAGTATTTCTTGCCAAAGCCTGGAATGAAAGGTGAGAATTTTGGCACATATATAGAGACTGAGCAAGTAGAGATAAATAACAAGAGGCTTGAAAAAGGTGATTTATCTGTTTTGCCAAAACAAATAGCTATTCTTTGTAAAAGAAAAGGAGAGGAAAGAGGTCTTGTCAACGATGAAGTTATAAAAAAGAGAGCTGCTGCATTTAGAAAATTAGACATGGCTACAATTTGGGATGTAGGTTTTTTTTTGACTCAGCACGAAAGCTCATTGATGACACTTTTCCTAACCTCGCTGATTCAGGAGCAGACGGAAAAGCAATAAGAGCTGCTGAGGGCACTATAAATGGTTATGGTTGGCTTAACAGCCTTTATGATATAGCAAAAGTAGGGATTTTTACTCTACCAACACATAATCCTGTCAATAGCGTTTTATTGACAGATTTGTACGAAGTTTTAACATATTTATCTTGGAGAAACGCATGTACATCATACGAAAGAATATATAACGACTTGAATAAGAAATGACGCAACAAAGAAACAAAAGAACATGTGCACACTGTGGAGAGCCTATGACTGGCTGCTCTTGTAGTTGGAAAAAAGCATCTGATGGTAAATTAGTTCATAAGCATTGTAGAAAAGATTATGAAGCTAAGTTAGGAAACAAAGCAGAGGTAGTTTGTGCTTATTGTGGTGGTGCTTTTCAGGGTAAGCCATATTTTAAAACAATAGATGGTAAGTACGCACATTTTTCTTGCGTACATAAATATGATAGAGAATTAAGAACTAAAAACAACAAATAATGTCTTATAGTGCAACATACAACTTGGTAAATCTAATGAACGATTTTAAAAGTTGTGCTGAGTCGGCAGGATTTTCAACTGTAAAACTTGGAGACCCAGCTAAAATTAATTTTGACCATGATATTAGCTATGATTTATTAAACATAAATTATCCAAATTCTTATATAGCTGAGGGCGTAAAAGAGGTTTATACATTTGACCTTATTCTTGCAAGACCAATAACAGCTGGTAGTACAGAGGGTATAGATGTTTTTGGTAGCAGTATAGTAGCTATCATGGCTGAGCTTGAGTTAAAATGTTGGAATATGTTATCTTGCCTTGCACTTGGTATAAGTGGTGGTGGTGGATGTAAAGCTCATATACCAAAACATAAAGTAACTATAGAAAGAGAAGTTGGTATTTTTAATGACAAGTTAGTTGCATTAAAAGTAAGATTTGACGCTATTGCAAATATTGCAGTTACTACTGACCCTTGTGGTGGTGGTGATAGTGGAATTGGTAATAGTGGTTGTGAAGATAACTGTCAGGACTACTTTGGTGCTTGTGGTTGTACAGACCCAAGTGCTTTAAATTACGACCCATCTGCTGGTATTGATGATGGAAGTTGTTGTTATGCTCCTGGTTCACCTGGTGCTGACCCTTGTGAGGATGATGCAGCTGTCAACTTCCCTCCAACATTCCCAGCAAGAGAAACTCAAAACCCTGCGTAACAGATGTTAGAAGAGATAGCTCAAATATTATTTGCTTCAGCTAATAAGCCAATCAACTTAATGAAACACAAGTTGAAAAGCAGTGTTAGGTCAGGAAACAAAATGCCTCAATCTACTACAGGAAAGACAGCTGATAGTATAAGGGCTGAGTTTCCAAGGCTTGTAGCAAATACTATAGAGTGGGTTTTTAAATCTAACGATGCTGCTGTAAGGTTAAACAATGGAGGTTCTTTGAAAACAAAAGGCTCTTCAGATGTGCCTTTTAGTGGTATAGGTGGTGGTGGTCAAAGTGCTTATATAGGTGGTTTAATTAAGTGGGCTATGCAAAAGTATGGTTTAGATGAAGCGAACGCTAAGAGAATGGCTTTTAAGGTTGCTGGTGCTGCTAAAGATAGAGGTCGTACTGTAAAGTCCCCTGGATGGCTTGATGATGCTAAAAGGGAGTTAGAGGACATGATTAACAAAGAAATTTCAGCAGCTATAACAGTTGCTATAAATAAAAAAATAAGTGTATCGTTAAAATAAATTAAAATGGCAATATCTTTTAATATAAAGTATCAACCTCATGGTAGATTTGTAACATGTCAAAGACCAATAGTCTTGACAGCTGAGGTAACTTCAGGCTCTGTTGCACACTTTAGAGCATCTTTATATAGATTAGTTAATAATCAATTTGTAGATACAGGCGTTAATATGAACGCATATAATGATGAAAATATAACAGATTTTAGTTTAAATATAGCTGAGTATTGTAGAAACTTTTTTGAAGAATCTAATGGTATATATGATAACACATGGTGTACTGATATTAAATCAGCTGTTATGCAAGAGTTTAAAGTCAGAATGTTCCCTGTTGGTTATACAAATAGTGGTGATTTGATACCTTATGATGATGATTTCCTTGACACAAATTCTTTTATCGTTATACCTACAAGTACAATGGCAAGTGAATCTACATCATCTTATAATGACAATATTAGATTAGATAAATTTGTTTTTGCTGGAAATAATAATAGTTCAGTTCCTGAACCAACAGTTAAAAAACTTCTTTCTAACATGCCACAAAATAATGTTATTGATGTTACATCAGGTTTCCACTTTTATTATAATTTTTTATATCATAAACAAGATACAAGTGGTTATGCAAAAATTAAAGTTAAAAATGATAGAACACCTACACCTGATACAATTACATTAGATGCTAATTATTTTGAGGGCTACAATAGCCTGCATGTGCATCCTATGGCTATAGATTTTTTAAATGAGATACAAAATGGTGCAACATCAAGTGTTTTTTTTGATAGTAGTGGTAACTTAACAGCAGGTGCTATGACTGTTAAATTTGAGTTTTATAACTCAAATAATCTTCTTATAGATGAAACTCCTGAAAAAAAATATAGATTAGAAGATAATTTTGGTTGTAAAGATAAAACAACATTTATATTTAGAAATATGAGAGGAGGTTTTGACTTTTTTACTGCAACAGGTACTAAAACATCTAATGTTGATTTATCAGGTTCTGAGTTTGATAGACATACTGATTTTAGCCGAAACTCTGTTACTTTTGGAACTAAAAGGGGACAGCATAATATGACTAACTTGTGGAATGACAGAAAAGACACCTTTAGTATATTTAGTCAACCTCTAACAAAGGAATATTCTTTATGGGTTGAAGAATTAATTATGTCTCCACAAGTTTGGATAGTTGAAGATATAAAAGACCATAATTTTATAAATAACCCTCTTGGTGTCGAAGTACCTATGCAAGAAAAAGGTCTTGTAGCTGTAAATATTTTAAAAGGCAGTTACAAATTACATACAACTGAAAAGAATGTAAACTTTGTTGAGTTTAAATACGCATTGTCAGAAAACACTATAACCCAAAAAATGTAAAATGTCTAATAATTCATCGCAAGCAAGAGAAGTAGTATTAGAAGTAGGTCAAGACTTAGGAATCCAAAGTGTTTTTACTCAGGTTCAAAGTGGTACAGTAGAGAAAACTGTTTTTGACACATGTGAAAATAATCAAGATTGTTATCAAGAAGTCTTAAATGGAAATCCTAATTTACTACAAAACTGGAATGGCTGGTATAGAATGGAGTGCACAAATATACAGCAATTTGGTAACTCACCTGGAGTTTTTCCTGTCAATAGTACAGCTAATCCAAACTATACTGAATTAGGAATAAATTATGATTTTGACCCAGCTTACAATAATGAATTAGGAGAAGCTAATTTAATAGTTTTTACTCTACAAAAATTGGATAGCAGCAATCCTGAGTTTAATGGCATTGAATTTAACGCACAGTGGGGAACAACAAATCAGATTTTAAATGCTGACAATTTAAGAGCACATGGTCGTGATAATACAGAGCAGGGTCGTATGCTTTACTTAGTTCCAAAACCTACAAGTGGTATTAGTACAAGGCTTTCTTTTGAGATATTAGAGGGGCAGGGGAATAAGCTTATAGTTAGAGGGGCAGGAGATAGAAGTATAGGAGATTTTCTTACTGACATGGTGCAGGATATTGATGAGGCAGGGCATACCATGGATGAAATAAATAATAACATTAATAATTTTTGGAATAAATTTTTCTTTTATATATCTCCTTATGTTCATGGTGGTAATTGGACTTATGGAGATGATGGTAATGTAACATATTCTGACCAATACGAAACAACCCATTGTAGCTTTATAAAATCTTATCCTGAGGGTGCTGAAGTTTTTGCCTCAATGGTACAGGAGACAGATACTTTTGGTATTAGGAGTACAGATGAGTTGTTTAATTGTTGGGATAACCCAACAGATGGATATAGGGTTGAACTTAGAATTGAAAATATAAACAACTGTGTAGTACAAATATTAACAAAACCTGAGGCTTATTACAATACTAATGAATATCAATTTGCTTTTGAGTACGCAGGTGCAGAGCTTTCTTCAGGTAATGATGAATATGCCTGGAGTACAATAACAAATAATATAGACGGAGCATTTTGTGTTCCTTTTTGGAATAATTTATGTATTAGCGAGGAGGCACAAAATCCTTTTATGGCTGGTGCTATGGATGGTTATACTACTGCACAAAAAGTTTATGGTGCTACAAGTATAAATGTAAATCAGACAAACTATTTAAAAACTTATTATAGTCATCAGTATAGGTTTTTAAGAATTAAGAAAATAGACGAATCATTACCATCAAGCGTTACAATATCTAAATTTTTTATAAGAAATTCAGGTTACAGTTTTAAACAAATAGATTATCCAGTATATAGTCAGCAAGAAACTAAAATACCAAGATTCGCATATCATCCATTAGATATATATGATAGAGATAAAGTACCTTTATCTTTGAACTTTAATAGTGGTGATTTAAGAGACCCTGGTAAAAGGTCGTCAGGTTATTCTAAAACATTTGAGCTACCAGCAAGCGATAGAAATCAGAAAGCTCTTAATGTTATGACTGCTGATGGCTCTAATAGAAACATACCTGATATATCTTGGAAAAAAGCAAGAATCAGCTCTAATGGCGTTATAGTATTTCGTGGTTACGCAAGAATAGAACAAAGCTCTACTGGTCAAGGTGGTAAATACACTTGCCACATACTTCAAGACCCAACTTACTGGCCTGAAATGATTGGAGAGAGTAGGTTGTGCGATTTAAACTTTCCTGGGCACACTAAAAGCTTTCAAAGTATCACAGGAAGCTGGCAAAAAACTGTTGACGATATACCTTATGTATATCCAGCAATAAATTATGGTAAGTGGAGTAAAGATACAGGTAATGCTGGAGAACACCATTCTATCGCAGACTTTCACCCAGCACTTTATGTAAAAGCAATAGTTGACAAGATGTTTGCAGAGATGGAGACACCTTACACAGTAATTAGCAAGTTTTTTGATTCAGCTTTCTTTAAAAGATTAATTATACCTTACACATCAAACACTGAATATATACCAGCAGGTGCAAATGATTTAGGTGAAGAGAGTGATTTCTCTGCAACTGCTCATAAGGCAGGTGAGGATAGTAATTTTCCTAACATACCTGCAACTGGCCCTTTTAATGACCAAACAAGGAGGCGTTTTAGACCAGTATTACCATGTACAAGTGGATGTAACCATTATACACCAGGTAGCTATGATAGTATTCAAAATGGCTATACAGTGCCTTTTACTGGTAGATATAATGTTATATATTCTGCAAAAGTTCGTATTAGACATGGTGGTTTTTTAGGGGGTGTAGATTACAAGACAAAGTGGGCTGCATGGGTAACTGTAAACGGACAGGTAGTTGGGCCTTATGCTTGGAATCAACCAACTAATAATGGAGGTACTTATGAGTTTTCACAGGTAAATGGGCCAGGGCCTGATGGTCTTAATGTTGAAAATCCAACATCTTGTATGTGGGCTGAAGATGGCAGGAATTTTAACACAAATGATATAAACTGCTTTATGGACTTGCAGCAAGGAGATAAAGTACAAATAACTATGATGGGTAGAGCAGTAGTAAATGCACATGAAAGCCATTGTAGAATCAAACAACAAAGATTTGAGGTTTACCCTATCGTTGAACAAGCTTATGTGCCTCCTACAACTGTAAATTTAGCTTCCTCAATGGGTTGTAATGTTAAGCAAATAGATTTCTTAAAAGGCATAACAGAAATGTTTAATCTATATTGGACTTCTGATAACGAGAAAAGAGAAATATATGTAGAGCCTTACGATGATTTTTATGGTTCAGGTAAAATTGTAGATTGGAGTCAAAAAATAGATAGAAAAAATTGGACTGATAAATTTTTGATTGACGAACTTGCTAAAAATGTTATTTGTCAGTATAAAGAAGATAGTTCAGATGATTTAGTAAAAATTCTTGAGCACAATGTTGGTAAACCTTTATGGTCTTGCACTATGACAAGCGAAGAGCTGTATAGAAAAAAAGAGTCAACTATAGGTACAACTATATTCTCACCTACATATAGAATATTTAATCGTCAAAATGGTCAAGGAGATTTAACATTTGTTGATAGTGGTCAAGCTCCAGTTATGCCATGTATGTGGACTGGTAATCCTATGGATGATGGTTGGCTAAATAATGAAAGCAGACCTGATAATAGCACTGGTTTTAATATTAGAATTTTAAACTATGGAGGTTTGAGCAGTGAAACTGGCCCTTGGACTATGATTGATGATGATGGTAATCCACAAGTTTTGAATCACTACCCTTACGCATACACATATAATATGCAACAACCAACAACAGGTGGTCTTGAAAATAATCTTGCTTGGCACACTATAGGTGATAGTATAACTGGTATAGTTTATCTACCTCAGCGTCAAAGAGGTTTATTTGATAGATTTTACGGAAGATGGTATGAGAAAATTAGTGGTGGAGCTGCTTTAAGAACTTGTTACATGGATTTAAACCATGTAGATATATCACAATTTGACTTTAGGGATATAATAAAGCTGAAATTAGATGGTGGCGTATCAACATATTGGACTGTAAATAAAATAGTTGATTACAAACCAGGAAAGGCTGAGTTGACAAAAGTTGAACTTGTAGAGTGGAAATATGGTTTTGAATACAGAGGTGGTAAAATAACAAAATTTGACAGAGGTAAAACTAATTATGCTTCATTAGATACTGGAGGACGACATGGGCCAACTAATGACAGAATATCTACGCCTTTAGGTGGTAGAGTATATATGAATGGTGATGGTAAATATTTAATGGTTGGCAAAGATGGTTTAGATGATATGTCAACAATGATAAAAACAACTAACAATTTAACTTTGCGAAACATAGTTCCTGAACCAGTTTTAAAGAATCATTATACTAATTATACGCAACAGGCTATTGAAACAAATCAGCATAATGGAATTACAAATATGCCAGCTATTCCTGATGCTACACATCAAAATGTGATTGACAAAAATAGTATTGCTTTAGGTCATGGACTTCAGGCTGCTACAAATCAAACTGTTTTTGGTAGCTTTAATAAGTTAAATGGTAACGACACATTTCAAGTTGGTGCTGGTTATAAGAACACTTATGGTAATGGTTACGAAAGATTAAATGCAATAAGTGTAAGTAAAGAGGGTTATGTTAGTGTTTATGGTGGCGAAGTTGTAGCTGACTTCTCTACAAAGGATGTAACTATAACAGGAGATATTTATTGCAAAGATGATAGAGGGAATGTTAGAAAATTATACTTAAAAGAAAGAATAGACAATAGATAATATGGCAAATCAAACTTTATACACATTTAAGGCTAACTTACAAGAACTTGTAAAACTTCAGATAGAGTTAGAAAAAGCAAACGCTAAGCTTGGTACTCTTAAAAAGAACACAGCAGCCTATGAAGCACAAACTAAGGCAGTAGGTGCTGCTGCTAAAAATGTAGAAGCTCAAACTAAGGCTATGGCTGGAGCAACTACGCAAGCTAATAAAATGAACAAGGCTGGTGGTAGGCTTGTAAACACATTTAAGTCAGCTGCTGTAGCTATTGGTGCTGCTTTTGCTGTTAGAGCTATAACAGGTTCTATTAGGTCTATAATATCAACATTTACTGAGTTTGAGGCACAGATGGCTGCTGTAAAAGCAATATCAGGTGCTACTGAACAAGAGTTTAAACAACTTGAAGCTTCAGCTTTAGAGCTTGGTGCTTCAACTGTATTCACAGCAACACAAGTTGGTCAATTACAAGAAGAATTTGCTCGTTTAGGTTTTACTGTAAAAGAAATAGACCTTGCAACAAAATCTACTCTTGACCTTGCAGCTGCAACTGGAGAGTCATTAGCTAAGTCAGCTCAAATTGCAGGTTCTACACTTAGAGCATTTGGTCTTGAAGCATCTTTAACAAAAAATGTTACTGATGTTATGGCAGCTTCATTTACAAGTTCAGCATTAAATCTTGATAGATTTACAGAGTCTATGAAGTTTGTTGCACCTGTCGCAAGAGCAGCAGGATTTAGTCTTGAGGAAACAACAGCTATACTTGGTAATTTAGCAAACAATGGTATTGCTGGTTCTATTGCTGGTAATGGTTTAAAAAATATTCTTTTAAGGCTTGCAGATGCCAATTCTAAATTATCACAAAAACTTGGTGGCACAGTACAAGGAATACCTCAACTTACCGAAGCACTAAGAAAGTTATCTGAGGAGGGCTTTTCAGCTACTGAGGCTGTTGATTTGCTTGATAAGCGTTCAGCACCTGCATTTCTTGCTTTAATAAATAATATTGATGGTTTACAAAAAAGTGTAGATATACTTAACAATGCTGAGGGTGCTGTTACAAGAATGGCAGCCATTAGGTTAGACAATTTACAAGGTGATTTTACTATACTTAAATCTGCCTCTGAGGGATTAAGTATAGCTTTAGGTGAAGAATTTGACACAAGCCTTAGAAATGTTATTTTCTCACTAACTAATTTTACTCAAAGTATAACTAAAAGTGAAAGTGCTTTAGCTGCTATAAGAACTTCAGTACAGCTTGTAGGTGTAGCAATAGCTGGTTTGACAGCAAGGTTTGCTGCCATGGGATTTGCAAGTATTATAAGTGGTGCTATTGAATTTGGTAGAGCTTTAAAATTATTAAGAATACAACTTATAAGAGCTTCATCGGCACAAGCTGCATTAAATGTAGTTACAAAGGCAAATCCTTTTGTTTTAGTCGCTACTGTGGTAGGTACTCTTGCTGGTGCTTATTTTATGTTAGGTGAAGAGGCAAGCGAAGCTGAAATGAAGCAAAAAAGATTAAATGATGCTTTAAACGATTCAGTTGATGGCATTGTATCTTTAAATGAAAATACTAAAAAAAGAGCTGCTGCAATAAGAGAATTTAAAGATGAGTTTAGTGAGCAGCTTAGTATGCTTGATGTAGAGCTTGCTACTCAAGAAGAACTTATTGAGCTTAGAGATTTAGCTAATAAACAAGCTGATAGAAAAACACAAATTGCTGAACAAGAAGAATCTTTAAAATTATTAAAAGAAGAAAAAGAGGTTAATGATGAAGTTTTAAAAGCAGAGATGGCAAAGTATCAAGCAAGACTTGATGCTGGCAACATTAGTAACAGAACTGTTGTAGCCTCGATAAAAGCACAAATTAGACTTAGAGACAAAGCTATTAAAGATAGAGATGCAGAAATACAAAAAATTGAGGAAAAGATAAGATTAACAAAATTAGAGCTTGATGAAGAGCTTGCAGCAACACAAGCTTTCCAAAGATTAAAGCTTGATGGGGAAGAAACATTTAGACAGCAAAGAAGAAAGTTTTTTGATGAGCAGTTAGAGGATTTTAGAAATATGAAAGCAGAGGAGCAAGCAGTATTTTTAGAAAGTAATGAAAAAACTTTAAATGAGCTTACTTGGATTACTGAATATCAAGATATGGTTGCTGGTCTTGATGGTTTAGTAGGTAATGCTTTAGCTCAAGAAGAAATGAAAGTTGCCTCTTTTGTTGAAAAAGTAAAAGAAATTGGTGATGGTTTTGATGTTACTAAACCTGTAGAGGACATCAATAAAATGAATATTGAAATAACAGTTTTAGAAAGCTTTGTTTCTAAATTACAATCTACAATAAAAACTACGCAAAATGACCTTGATGAACCTATTGTAGCGTTTTCATTAAATAAAACTAAAGACCAGTTCAAAAAGCTTAATCAGTTATTTGATGATTTACTTGAGGAGAGGATAGCTAAGCAAAGAAAATCTGTTCAACAAGAGTTTGATATAGCTATGCGAGCTAATCAAGAACAACTCGCTTTAATGCAAACTAACACAAAAAACATACAGTCTTTTATAGATACAGGTAGTAAAGAAGAGTTAGCAAAACTTATACAAAGAAATAGAAACAGATTTAATGCTATTAAAAACCTCACAGCAGAACAATATCAAGATGCTATAGACGCTGAGAATGGCAACAAAGAAAACATGCTTGCTATATTGGATGCCATGATAGCAGAAGAGCAGCAAAAAATAATTACAGCTCAAGATTTTGAAAAACAGTTACTTCAAAATCATTTGAGTAACATGAAAAAGCTTGAAATAGAAGCTGCTTCTGCTGACGCTGGTTTATTATCTCAAGAAGAAAATCTTAAAGCTGATGAAATGGCAAGAGAAGAGCTAACTTTTTTTGCTTCTTTACAAAAAAGAAATCAAGCCAGTAAAGATTTTGCAGCATCTCAGACTGCTGCTATAAACGCAGAGCAGACAAGGCAGCTAACAAATTTAGAAGCTTTAAGAGAAGCTGAAAAAATAACTGAGGAGGAGTTTCAAGATGCAAAAACAAGAATAGTTAAGCAAGCTAATATTGAAAGGATGCAGATTGAAAAAGACGCATTTGAAGAGCAAAAAGCAAACATATTAGCTGGACTGCAAAAGATACAGGAATACTACACAATGGCTTTTGATGCTTTCTCTACATTCTTTAGTAATAAGATGGCTCTTGAAAGACAAAAGACAGAAGAGTTTTATGAACTACAAAGTCAAGACCTTAATCATGCTATGAACGCTGAGCTTGAAGCTGTAGAGGGTAATGCTGAGGCTGAAGAGGATGTTCGACAGAGATACAATACGCTTCAAGAAATAAACGAGGCTAAGAAACAGGAAAAGTTAAGAGATATAAAGAAAAAAGAATTTAAAGTTGATAAGGCTAACAACTTAATACAAGCAGCTATTAGTGGTGCTATGGCATTAATAACTACAGCTGGTAAAATAGGATTCCCTGCCATACTTGCAGCAGCTCCAATTTTAACAGGACTTATAGCAGCTCAAATTGCAACTATTGCTTCTGCTAAATTTGTAGGTGCTAAAGGAGGATTGATTCCAGGTGCTGACGATAAGTTTGCTGATGGAGGAATGGTGTTTGGGCCAAGCCATGCTAATGGTGGAGTTAAGTTCGCTGTTGGTGGTAGAGTTGCTGAATTAGAGGGTGGTGAAGCTGTAATAAACAAAAGGTCAACAGCTATGTTTAAAAGTCAGCTGTCTGCTATAAATCAAGCTGGAGGTGGCGTAAAATTTGCTGATGGTGGTATAATGCCAGGTACATCTAACATAATACAATCATCAAGCGTAACAAATCAAACGCAACAATTTGAAGAGTTAGCTGCTAATATTGTTTCAGGAATAAATAGTAAAGAAGTTGTTGTAACAGAGTCTGCTATAACTAACACACAAGAAAGTGTAAGCGTTTCTGAATTAACCTCTACTTTTTTCTAAATATTTTTTATATATTTGCTGCATGAAAGATTTAAGAAGATTATTTTGGAGCTTTATTATAACAGGAAAAGTTAAAAAAGTTTCTGAAGAAAAATTTAATGAAAGGATAAATATATGTAGAGCAAACACTTGTGGTTCTTACAAAAAACCTTTAGGTATTAAGAGCTTAGAAAAGTGTGGTTCTTGTGGTTGCTTTTTAAATGCAAAAGCAAGAATTGATGAGTTCTATATAGAGTGTCCTAAAGGCTTGTGGTAAAATGGCAAACAAAAGACAAATAGTGTTTGAATTTAGAGAAGTCCTATACGACCATCTTATTCCAAGGTTTGGCGAAGATTTTGCTATGAAAGATGTTCTTTATGAGTTATCATCGATGGGTTTGATACCTCCAAAAACATTAAGAAACTATATGATGATACATGACTTTGATAAGTTTATAATACAAAACAAAGGTCATGTAGGTAATACTTTTATTGATATATCAGTTAAATATGAAATATCAGAAAAGCAAGCTAAAAATATAGTATATAAGCAAAGAAAAAAGTTTGAGCCTAAGACAAATATTTTATAAGGTTTTTTCCTTGTATAAATGTTATACTTGCTTCGTTTGACCAAGTCTTTTTGCCATAGACAGTGTGTACATGTGAGTCCTCTTTAAATAAAGCATCCATAACACCCTTTAGTAAATTATCAATATCAGGTTTCTGTTGATGTGGTTTTAAGTAGTTCTCTTTTTTTTTCTTTTTACTCCAAGATTTTGGCATAGGTATATAGAACTCTATAAACAACTCATCTTTTAGCTCAATGTCTATATCTTTTAACATTTTGTTAAGCTCATCTTTATAAGCCCAATAATTAACTACACAAGGTCTTTTCTTCCAAGTATCAGCTCTTGTCATTCTTGGCTTTGGAACTGCCTTTATCTTTAAGTTTATCATTTTCTCTTTGTTTCATCATTTTATCTATTCCCTGCATAATAGCTCTTCCAACAACATCATCAGTTACTCTTTTTTTGCACTTAGAGCATTTGTAGTTTTTTTTAGTTTTATACCAAGCTACATTACAGCAACTCGTAAGTTTTAAGTCGTCTCCTACAATAAGATACTTATCAAACTCTTCTCTGTTAAATTCTGTGTTTTTATTTACTCTTTTTTTTATCACTTTCTATTTCTTTTTGTAAATTAGCTAAGGCTCTCCAAGCTACTTTTGCTGAGTGCCTAACACCATCAGAATCTATTGTGCCAGCATCTATAAGATGCCTTGCAAGTGCATCTAACTCATCTCCACTTTTACTTCTATCCCAACCTAAAGGTAGGTTAGGATTATGTTGTTGTTGACCAACATAACTACATTTAGCAACTTCTAAAATAGCGTCAGGGAAATATTTAATGACACCAGTATATACTGGCTTTTTCTTCCTTTCGTTAGTTGACATTATCAATTTTTATTTTATCGTCAAAATCAAAGGTTCTGTTAAGTAGTTCTATTTTTTCCATACACTTTTTCATACTATTGTGTATAGCTTGTTGACTTCTAATTCTTTGTGCAAGACTTTCAACATATCTACTTAACTCCTCAAGGCTGTCTGTTACATAATAACCTTTACTATTACAGCATAAACCAACTATAAGTTGTTCTACTCTAATGTGGTGTATTATCTTTCTTAACCTTGGCTCTGTTATTTTATAACCAGCAGACTTTAGCTTTTCGCAAATAACTTTATTTGTTATAGCGTTCTCCTTACCTTTCTTACTACTTAAACCTTTGACAACTACTGACACAAGTGTGTTTTTTTCGTAATCAGTGAGCTCGTATGTTATATCTTCAAATAGTGTTATCATTTTTTTGTCTTAAAATTTATCATTGGTCTGCCACCTTTTGGCTGCGTTAATATTTCAAGGTTATAAGTTTCGTCATACACAACACCTACTACTTTAACTTCGCCTGACGCTTCAAGCTCTTCAACCTTATCTTTTAGGTTTGACTCAATAAAAACACCACCATTTGCGTTTCCGTTAACATTTATATCAACAAAAACTCTCAGGTTTTCTTTTTGTTCTGTTTTTTCTTCCATTTTATTTTTTTACAATTATACAAATATTATTTTAAATCTCCAACTGCTCAAGCTCTTCTAAATATGGCATATTATCAGGGTACTCAGTAAACTCGTAGTATCTACCATTTTCAAGATTATATTTAAAAATAGCCTCACCAAGCTCTCCTATGTGCCTAAATTTAACTTTCTGAACATAAACATGTGTACACTCAGTTTCAAAATTACGATATACTGTTATACCATTATCTACTTGGTTATAAAAGTTTGCTGAACCTGCAATATCATATAAAGTAGGCACATCATACAAACCATTATCTTTTTTCTGCATCTTTCTTGGGTGAGCTACAAGAAATATATGTATATCATATTTTTGTTTAAATATTGTAAGCTTTGTAAGAAAGTCGTTTATATATTGCGTTTCGCTTTGACTACCAAAAGGTGCGTGTATTTTATTATAAGGGTCAATAATTAGACCTTTTATACCATGTCTTTTAATGAGTCCAGCAGCTGATTTTAAAATTGCATCTATGGTAAAAACATCTCCATCAGGTCTTATCCAATGAAATCTATTTGATATAAAATGTTTTGCATGGTTAAGTTCTGACTTAGTCATTCTTTCGTATTTAGAAACTTGTCTAAATGTTTTACCAATAAATTTTTCAGCAAGCACAGAAAAGTGTAATTGTAATGGGTAGTGCTCAGGAGAAAATACTCCAAACTTCCAACCACTGTTTGAAGCAAGTTTCATACAAATATGCTCAAGCCAATTACTTTTACCATGAGTAGGCACTCCAGTTATAACTGTAAGTTGTGATGTAGCAAAAGAAAATAAGTTGTCAAAACTTGCATGACCAGTTGTATCTCCTTTTGATAAACCATTATTATATAAGTCATCAATATCTAAGTCAAAACTATCGACTCCAAGAACACCCTCTAAAGGGTATGCTTTTGCACTTTTTAGAACATTTAAGAGACTTTTATCTCCTTTCTTAACAATGACATCGTTAGCATCTTTTAAGTCTTTAAAATCAACTCTATAGCATATATCTCTACCTATTCTTCTTGAAAGTTCTTCTGCAAGTTTTCTACCTGGCTCATCATTATCAGTAGCTATATAAACTTTCTCTAAATCATCAGGAAAATCTTTTAAATATTTACACTCTAAATTTGAAGCACCATTAGGAACTGATACGCAGTTCTTAAAGCCAGCTTCATAAAAAGAAAGCTTATCTATCTCACCCTCAACTATGATAGCTTCCTTGCAATCTTTAAGGTCGTCAAGGCCATACATAATTCTTTCAGCATCCTTTACAAGTTTAAAATTTTTGTCGCCATCTCTATACTTTACATTTATAAGCTTATTATCTTTATAGTAGTTAAATTGTATAGTATTTCTTTCAGCACTAACTTGTGGCATATATTCTCTACCCTCAGATACTTTGTTTTTTAAAAGTGTTTTCTCACTAATACCTCTACTGCTAAAATACTTTAAAAACTCTTTACTATATTCTGAGCTTAAAACTTTTGGTGTTGGCTTTATGTATTGTATTTCTTTCATAAAATCGTATTTTTTTAAAGCACCTTTCCAGCCACAGTTGTGGCAATTCCAAACTCCAGTATCTATGTTTACAGAAAGGCAAGGGTCTGATTTTTTTCTTCTTGTGTGAGAACATTGAGGGCATTTAGTTTTTACTTGACCTGATGTTCTTTTTACTATTATGCCATAATCACTAAATGTCATAGTATCATACCTTTAAGCTTGCCACTACTTATACCATCTACCTTTACAACATATTCATCGTTAAAACACTCTTGATTTAACCAAGTAGTAGCATGTTTTCTGTAAGTTCTATCAGGGGTTGCCTTAACATATATTGGAGCTACTTCAACACACTTTTTACACTCTTCTAATGTTAGCCTTAAAAATTTTTGTTTTGCAGGTTTCTTAGATACTGGTTTATCATACAATTTCCAAAAAATTTCAAAAAGGTTTTCTTTTTCTTTATTTTTTGTATTACTAACTGTATTATTATGTTTTAACTTTTGTTGTATAGGGTCTTTAACTTTTATTAAAGAGGTCTTTAATATTCGTTTGTTACCCTCTGATTGCAAGATTGTTGAGGTTACAAAACCTTTTTTTATCAAGCTACTTATAACAAGAGATACTCTTGTAGATGATAGTCCAAAAAACTTACTAAAATAATTATTGTTAGCATAACAACCTTTATCATTGTCAAGAGAATCTATCTCGACAAGAAATACTTTTTCTTGAAGCGTAAGCTCCTTAGATTCCCAAACCTCAGCAGGAATCCATATACCTTTAAATTTTCGTTTCATGTTTTGTGTTTTGTTATATGGAGGGGCTTTTACACCCCTCTCATATTAAAATGGTAAACCACTATCATCTTCAGTGTTAGCAGTAGCAAATTGTGGCTTTCTATTTACTTGACCAGTTGCTTTGTTTGGGTCAGGTTTCCAAGTATCAACCTTTACATAATGTGTTACACCAGTATCAGATGGTTCTTTTCTTTTGCTAATAATTAAATTAGCCCAGCCTTTATCTGAAATCTCTTTCAGTTGGTTGACAAAATCCTCAACCTTTACACTCATCTTTAATTGTGAGCCTCCATTATCAAAAACTCTTTCTTTGATAACGATTCCGTTTACATACTTTTTTTCTTCCATTTTTAGTTGTTTATAGTTAATAAATAATTGGTACGCTTTTTAAGTTTTTTCATTAGATTACTTATTGATTTTAATTGTAAATCAATTACATCTTTTTCTGTATTAGTAAATTTACTCCAAAATATACCTGACACTAAAACATAATTAGCTCTAAATTCTTCGTAATAGTGATAATTGTCGTCAAACATTTTAGCATAATATATGACAGTAGAGTGGTTTAAATTTAAAATTTTAGCAGTTTCTATACTTGTTATTTTAACTTCTTTGTGTAAAATATACCCTGCTATATTTCTTGCTATTGCAATATGAGCAAGCCTACTTTTACTAAGTAATTGTTTTTTAGTAACACCAGTAACATCCTCAATAATTTCAAATAAAGCATCAGCTCTATCAAGCTTAGTGTTGTGTATCTTAGTTATATCTTCCATACATAATTCTTTTTGCTCTAAAGTAAGCTCTGTTTAACTCTCCTTTAGTTGTGTTTTCTTTTAAATAATTTAATGATTCTAACATTCTATCTTTAGGATTTTCAATGTGCATAAACTCAGGTTGTATGTTATCAAGAATATGAGTTATATTCATATCTAAACCATAATGATAATAAAAAGCTAATGTCTTTGTTATCAGTGTGCTTGCATGCACTCTTTCTCCAAGAAAGCCAAGAGCATCATATTTATCATCATTTTTATAGAATATAGGTCTTGTAGCCCAATATTTTAAAGGTATTTTTTTAAAAAAATTAATATAGTCATCAATTAAAATATAAGGCACTGCCTTGTCTGATATAAGCTTAGTAACCATAAGGTTTAATATAGCTCTAACATCACGAGAATTTTCTGCGTTTTTTAAGAACTTTGTAAAACTGTTCCCTACAGTCTCGTGGATTATCGTTTTCTTCAAGGTCTTTGATAATTTCTTGTGCTTCTCCATAAGTAAGCTGTTCAATATTTATATGTTCATAATTAGAGTTAGCTGATGAGGTAATCATCAGTTGGTCAAACCTCATCATTTGGTAGATAGAGCACTCGTCATTTAAGTGCTCATCTATCCAATCATGTTCATCATCGCTTGAAGTCATCTGATTCATCTTCAGAGAATACACCTAACTGGTAGAATCCAGCAAGTTTAAGGACAGCTCTTGACATAGCTCTTTTTTCAGCCATAGCAACAGGATAACCATTACTATTATTCATAGGGGCAGCTTCACCAAAGGTTTGTATTTCTTTGTCGCCCATCTTAGCTGTTGCTTTTATAATAACACACTTAGTGTCATCAGAATTGTATTCAAGATTATACAATATATCTATATTATTGGCAGCTTGTATTTTGTCAATACCTGCTCTTGTAATAATAGTATAAAACTTGTGTTTAAAAACATCTTCTTTAACTAAGTTGTTTTCAATAAATAATCTTCTTAGTGTTTCTTTTTGTGTTTCTTTCTCCATTTTAATTTTCTTTTACTGCGTTAATTGTTTCTATTGTTTTCCATTCTTCTTCTTCACTTAATAATAATAAGTGGCTGTAATACATTCTTAGAGTTTCTTCTTCATATTCTTCTAACTCTCTTTCTTCGATAAACTTTTCTTTCATTTTACTCATAGTTTTGTGTTTTTAAATTTAATGCAAATATTGCTATAATAATTTAAACTACCAAATTTTTATAGTCTTTTTTTATTTTATTCCATAAATTTCCCTACCTGTGCAATAAATTTCCCAATTTTTGCAAGAATTATTATTATAATTGCATATTAAACTATATACTATGCCTTGTATAAAATGTGGTGAATCAAGTTATAAGTGGGGTGAGAACGGAGAATGTAAGTATAGTTCTCTATCTGCTTGCGAATCTGCAAACTCAGGTTATAACAACGAAACATACAATGACTATCCACAATCTGCAACTAACAATGCTAAAAGAGCAATAAAGTACAAAGAAGAAAATGGTTCTGACTGTGGTACTAATGTAGGTTGGACTCGTGCTGGTCAATTAGCAAGAAGAGAAAGTCTATCAAGAGATACTATTGCTCGTATGGCATCATTTAAAAGACATCAACAACATAAAGATGTGCCTTATGATGAGGGTTGTGGAGGTATTATGTGGGATGCTTGGGGAGGCACAAGTGGTGTTGAGTGGGCTATAAAAAAGCTTGAAAGCATAGATAAGAAAAACGAAACACATTTTGACCATGAATATAATTTTAGTGAAGAAGAAATGAAAGAACTTCACGAAAAAGGTGTTTTATATATTACTCAGGTTGACGAAGATGGAACTGAAATGGTAATTAAATTTACATATCAAGACGGAGAAATAAGAGAACACACTAATTTTAAAAATTTAAAAGATATGAATTGGTATAATATTAAGAACCTTTCTCAAAATTCTACAGAAGTAGTAATTTATGATGAGATTGGTCAATGGGGTATAGACTCCAAAAGCTTTATTGAAGAAATAAAACAAATTTCCACAGAGAATATTCTATTAAGAATAAACTCCCCAGGTGGTTCAGTTATAGATGGTCTTGCTATACATGACGCTATTAAGCGTATGCCTCAGAAAGTAACTGCACAAATCGAGGGTCTTGCTGCTTCTATTGCTACTATTATAGCTTTAGGTGCTGACGAGATTTCTATGAGTCAAAATAGCTTGTTTATGATTCATAATGTATGGGGTGGAGAAACAGGAGGGGCAAAAGATATGAGAAAAGCTGCTGACCTAATGGAAAAGATGGGAGACAGACTTGTAAATATCTATGTAAGTAAAACAGGTAAAGACGAATCTGAAATCCGTAACTGGATGGATGAGGAAACTTGGTTTACAGCAGACGAAGCTCTTGAAGCTGGTTTTATTGACTATGTTGATGAACCTATTGCTTTGGCAGCTAAGTTTGATATTAATAAGCTTAACTACAAAAATACAAGCATTGTAGTTGACATGTTCAATTCTAACAAAAAATCATTTAAAATGGAAAATCAAATTGAAGAACTAAAGAACTTCATTTCTGATTTATTCAACAAAAAAAATAAAGTTGATAAATCAGAGGTTGTGAATGTTCTTGAAAACGAAGAAGTTGCTGCTAAGATTTCTGAGTTGGAAAACGCTATCAGCCTTTCTGATGACAACTTAACAGAATTAACTGCTTCTTTAGAAGAAAAAGAGTCTAACATCGTTGCTTTAATTGACGAAGTAAAGGCTTTGGAAACTAAATTAGCGAAGTACGAGGGTACTTCAAGTAATGTTGTTCCTGAAAAAGACCCAGCACCAGTAAAATCTGAAACTGCTTCTAATTCTTGGGATGACTTAGTAAATATATTTTAACTAAAAAAATAAAAAAAAATGGCAAATTTTATAGGAACTCCAATTTCATGGAGTCAAGAAGATGCTGCTAAGTATTTCTTACAGCCTTTATTTATATCAAATAATGACTTATCTCATTTTGATGTAATGACAAATATTTCAGGTTCATCTATCAAGCTTGATAAGTACGCATCTATAAGTGGTGTAACAAAAGCAAATGGTGGTGGTTCTTTCGCTGCTCCAGCAGCTGCTTTATCAAATAATACAGCTGTAACTTTAAATTTAGACCGATTATTGATTGAATCAGAGCAAGGTGCTTATGCTTTATATAACCATATCAAGTCTCAGTTGATGAAACAAGGTATTTCAAGAAGCGACCTTACTGGTACTCTTTTAATGGAAATTGTATCTGAATTACTTATGGGTGGTATTATGCGTGATTTCTCTACTATCTTATGGTGGGGTGATAAAACAGCTGGTGCAGGTGTCGCAGTTCAAGGATTATCTGATGGTATTTGGAAAGCATGTGATGGTGTTGCAGCAGTTGCTTACACAGGTGTTGTTTTAGATGACCTTGCAGACTTGATGACAAATCGTAGTAATGAGTTAGCTGCTTCTGAACAAGTAATGTTCGTTTCTCGTGCTTTTGCTGACCAATACAGAAAAGAGTTAACTGAAAAAAGTGTTCAAGGTGCTTACCAAGATTTACAAGGTGGAATTGCTCAGTTGTCTTACAATGGTATTCCAATGGTTGTTAAGCCTGACTTTGATGTGAATATTGCAACTTATGGTGCTACATTATCAGCTAACAGCCCAAGTGCTACAACTAATACTGCATGTGCAATTTTATTAGCTAAAGATGCTATTGCAATAGGTACTGACTTTGAAGTACAAGATGTAGATATGTGGTATAATAGAGATGAGCAAAAAAATCGTTTCAGAATGAACTATTCATTCGGATGTGCTTTGAAAGATGATTCTTTAGTTGCTAAAATCGTAGCTTAAATATTAACTAACTTTTAAAAAATAAATAGATATGAGTTTATTAAACGGACATGAAGTTATATGTTGCGATAGAAACCGAAGAGGTGGTCTAAAGCGTATATACCTTATGGATAAAGAAGAGTTGTCAGCTGCACCATCTTATAGTGCTGCTACAAACATGTACACAACTTTTCCTACAAATAAGTTGTATGAATTTCAGTTTGACAGATATACTGGTGGATTTGATGCAAACGCAACTCGTGAAAATGGTAGTACAGTTGTAAATGTACAGCTTAATTTTTACATACCTAAAGTAACTGCTAAAGCTAACAAGGTGTTAGACCAGTTGGCAAAAACTTGTGGTTTGATTGCCATTGTTGAGACTTACGCAGATGACTGTGGAGACCCTGACGCTACTCCTAATCCTATACCTGCTAAGACATATCACTTTGTATTAGGTTACGATGAGATATTCAAGGATGATTCATACTTAGACTTTGTCTCAGGTGAAGAAACTACTGGTATAGCTTTACAGGATGCAAATGGTGCTCAAATCGCTTTAGCTGGTGATGCTGCTATGTACCCAATAGGGTTAAATGTAGGGACAGCTACAGGTGAGTTAGAAATTGTACACCCAACAGGTGGTGGCACAGGCCCTGAAGATGCTTACGAGGTAGCAGTAGTTTCATAATAACTACTAATAATTGAAAATAAGGGGAGGTGTTTGACATCTCCCCAAATTTTCATATATTTGCAACAAATAAAAATACTATGGCTTATAAATTAAATAAAAAGCTTCTAAATGTATTTGTTAGACCTTACGCAGGTAAACAAGTAAAGTTTTTGAAGTTAGGAATAGGCATGATTGATTTTTCATCTAAAGAAAAAATTGATGAAATTGCTGAGAACCAAGAACTGTTAGGTAAATTTTATCAACTTGGTTTTAAATGGGTGTCATGCACAGAAAAAGATTGCTGCCAAAAACCAAAAGCGTGTACTAAAAAAGATAAAGTAAATGGAGTCAAAGAAAAAGCAGTCAAGAAAGAGAAGCAGGTATCAAAAGCCAGCAAGAAAGAATAAATTACTTGCCTACGGATTTTCAAAAGAACTTGCTCAAGATGTTCCTGAAGAGGTAAAAAGACTTGATAAGCTAAAACACTCTTGGATTCCTTTTGGGGATGATAACTTATTCCCACAACATTTAAGTGAACTGTCAAGATGTGCCTCTACTCATAGAGCTATCTTAAATACTAAAACAACCTTTACCATTGGTGAGGGTTTTGACACTTCTGACGAGTCTTTAAGTGAATACATTAAAGATGTAAACGCAGATGGAGAAAGTCTTGACGATGTGATGAGAAAGGTAGCAGATGACTACTGGACTTTTGGTAACGCATACCTTGAGGTTGTTGTTGGCAAAGGTTATATAAATTTATATCATCACGATGCAAGCACAGCAAGAGTTGCTAAAAACAAAAAGAAAATATTATTCCACGCTAACTGGAAAGATGTAAGAAGAAGTGAAGAGAAAATAAACTCTCTTGACATATATCCTACATTTAAAAAATATGCAAAGGGTGTACAGCGTTCTGTAATACACTTTAGTGATTACGAAAGTACATTCTATTATTATGGTTTACCTGATTATGTGGCTGCCTTAGACCACATAAAGATAGCAAATCAAATAGGTAAATATAATCTTACAAGATTTAAAAATGGATTTATGCCATCTGCAATTATTGAGTTAGGGGCAGATATGTCTGAGGAAGAGGCACAAATCTTTATTGACGAAGCAAGAGAAAAGTTGACTGGAGAAAACAATAACTCCAAAATACTATTTATAGCTAAGAATGGTGATGAGTCTGCTTCTAATGTACAAGTTATAAATGATACAAGTGATGGTTCTTTTATGGAATTACAGACCATTACTAATGATAATATAATTTCAGCTCACAGATGGAATCCTGCTTTATCAGGAATACAGGTTGCAGGTTCTTTAGGTAATAACCAGCAGATTTTAACTATATATGATATAGTTATGTCAACAGTTATTAAAGAGCCACAACACATGTTGTGTAGAGAGTTGAAAAAAGTGTTAAAAAGACACGCAGGTTACAATGTTTCTGACTTACATATAGTAAACAAGCCTCCAGTTACTATGCTTGGTGCTATAAATCCTACTGATTACATTTCAGTTCAAGAGGGTAGAAAAATATTCCACTTACCTGAACTAACAGAGGAAGAGTTAGAAAATTTATTAATAGAAAAAAACATGATTCAAGATGGCATTGATAACAGCGACACAGGTAATTGATACAGCTTTTACAAACAAGAATACTGACCAGTATTTAGTTAAGCCTGCTTTCATTGAGATTGCTGAGCATAACTTTTTAATGCCAGCTATTGGAGAAAAGCTTTATGAAAATATTAGTGAAGATGCTGCTGATGGTGTTCAATGGACTTATCTTGATGTAGAATGTCAAATATTGGAAAACAATAACATTGTTTTTGTACATTCAAATAATATTGGCGATGTTAATTTTATATCAGTTGGTGATTTTGTAACATCCCCTGACCTACCTTTATATGAAGATGGCACAAACAGTGATGGCGAATGTTGTAGAGGTTTTAACAAGGTAATAGAAGTTGATAAAAATAATGACAATAATGTTATAGCTTTTAAAATATCAGGTGCTCCTAAAGTATCAACATCTCTTTCAAAAATCAAAGTAAGAAAACCAAATGGTGTTCTTGTAGAAGATTATGTGCGAAAGTATTTAGCTTTTTGCGTTAAGTTTGAGATGCTTCCTGACATGAGCTATAATACTACATCACAAGGTGTTGTTGAGAATGTTGCAGAATTTACTATGCCAGTAGATGCTAAGAAGCTTAGTTTTCTTAGAAACGAAACATTTAAAAAATCTGAGGCTTATCAAAGAATAATGATAAAGTTTTTAGAAGATAATGATGAATCTTACCCTGATTATACACCTGATGGGGGTAATGTAAGTAAGAAAAACGGAATTATATTATATTAGTATGCCAAGTAATTTTCACTCAGATTTACCAAACGACCAGCTGCATGACCCAAAAGACTTTGCTTTAGCTAACAATTCAAGTGCTTTAGTAAAAGATGAAAGAGGTGATTTGTCCTGGAAAACTCCTCCTTATGACCTTGAAACAACAATAGAATGTGCTTCTGATGTTTCAGGTGGATTACACAATACAAGCTTCTTTATAGAAAAAGACGCTTCAACTAAATATCAAGTTTATTTTGAAGTTGCTGGTCAAACTACTACTCCTACAATAGTTGCAGGATATACTGGTGCAAAAGTTACTATAATAACTAATGATACAAATGTACAAGTTGGTAACGATTTGACAAGAGAATTAAGAGCAAAAGGTTTCACAGTTGTTGACCAAAACACAGGTAGGCTTGTAGTAAGTGGCATGAGTGATGTTAATGATACTATTGACGATAATACTGACTTTGGTTTTTCAAATAGAAAAATATTTAACTCTACAACAGTGTTAACCTCTACTAATGGTGCTATCAGTTGGACTGTTGGTAGTGGTGGTGGTGGTGCAGTTAGTGATGTTGCCACTATTACTGCTGGTACATCTACAGGTACGCCAATAACAATAAGCCCAACAAAAGGTAATGTAAAAGTTAGGTCAAATGCTTATGATGGTGGTAATAAGGTAGGACATGTTCCAGCAGGTGGTGATAGTACAAAATTTTTAAGAGGAGATGGAACTTGGCAAGCTGTATCAAGTGGAGGTACTACTTATGCAGGTGGAGGTGGTATTGATATTGATACTACTAAAACTCCGAATGTAATATCGATTGATAGTAATGTTGTTATAACAAAATCAGACAATCAATATATTACAGGAGATAAAGAATTTGCTGGGAATGTGATTATGAATAATGCTACAAATGTTTATGTACCAATAGCAACTGTTACAGATAACAGTGCTCGTGCTGCATCCACAGCTTGGGTTAACAACCAACATTACGGACAGGGTACTTTAACAAAAGTTGAAACAGGAGATGGTTTAAATAGAATTACAATAACTACAAGCAGTGATACGGATGGTAAGATTGAGCTTGACAATACAGTTATAAGAAATTTTGGTACTCAGAGTATAGGTGGTGATAAAACATTTAACAATCATGTACAGGGTGTAACAGCAAGTCGTGGTGATTCTACTGTGAAACTTGCTACTTGTGAGTTTGTGCAAAATGAAATATCTAATTTAGGTGGAGGTACAGTGCAAACAGTTACAGCTTCTTCCCCTTTAAAATCAACTGGTGGTGCTAATCCTGATATTAGCATACCAAGAGCATCATCATCAGCAGCTGGGTTTTTATCACAAACAGATTATAATACTTTTAATAGTAAACAAAATAGATTAACTCTTACCACTACAGGTACTGGGCCTGCAACGCTTGTTGGTGCTACACTAAACATACCACAATCAGCTGAAGAAAGGTTCACTAAGAGCTTTAGGGGTTCTGTAGATGTTAGTAGAGCTGGTACTTACTTTCAAACTACATCAGGTAGGCCTTTAGCTCATACTATTGATATTTCTAAGGGTAATAAAAGTATTGACTTTATAAATGGTGCTTTTCACTTTGTTGTAACTGGTAGAGAGGTTTTTGGTATGCTTGGTGGAATAGTAGAGGGTACTGGAGACATTAAATTTCAGCTATGGTCAATGCAGGTTGATTGTGCTGGTGTAAATCAACCAACTTTTAAAATGGAACTTGAAACTGCATTTATAACTCTTGTACCCAATAAGCCAGTTTGTTGGTTAATTACAACAGGTTCAGGTAAAAAATTAACAATAAATCCAGGCACATCATTGGTTTTAGGTATAGTGCCAGGACAATCTGACGCTGTCGTAGCATCATATAATGCTCACTATAGTTCAATTACATCATAAAATTAAAAAATGGCAACAACAGTAAATGATTCAAAACTAACAACTACAACATCAGACAGAATAATTCTAAATGGTGTTACTTATGGAGGGCAAACTTCATCAGAAATAAATAATTGTGATGAGGTTTATAACAGAATAATGACAATACCTGCATTTGCAGTCGATGGTCAAGGAGCTATGACGCAAGATTTTGTTTCTATTGTCTCGGCAACACCATTACCAAACTCTGCTGGAGATGTAGAGTTTGCTAAATTTGTGTATGCAAGAATTACTAACCTTGATGACAGATACCCTATAGCAATTAGGGTTGCTGATAATGTTGACCCTCGACAAGCTACCATGGTGTATGTGGTTCAAATTCCAGCAGGCACAAGTTATATAGTACACAGTGCTGGTTTTTTTGCAGACGACCAAAATATAAATGCACAGCAGGTTTATGGTAGAAGTGCAAGCAACAATAGAGTTCTTGCAATATCTGCTGTAGCTTCTAATGAAGAGAATACAGGTGATGGTTGTGATATAGAGGTTTTCGTGGTAACAAAATAATGGCTACAGCAGCACAAGAAATAGCGTTGATGAAACAGAGAATGGACTCTTTTGAGGACAAATTAGACTCTATGGATAGTAAGCTTGATAGACTAACATCAAGCCTGCTTAATCCTGATGATGGATTTGTTTCTCGTGTAAATAAAAATACAGAGTTTAGAGAAATTAAATTGGAAAAATACGATACATTAGTGCAAGAGTTTCAAGATATGAAGAGGTGGAAGTCTAATGTAACAAGAGCACTTTGGATTATATTTGCAACTGTTGTAGGTGTTTTAGTTAAAATGTTTATAATATGAGATTAAAAGTATTAAGATTTAGTTCCAAGCCTGATTCCACATCAGGCTTACTTTTTGAAGAGAATGACTTAGGGCTTAATTTTCTATGTTATACTCTTGAAGATGAAAGAAGAGCATTAAAAGTTATGGGTGAGACCAGGATTCCTGCTGGTAAATATAATATAGAATTAAGAAAAGAGGGTGGATTTCATGAAAGATATACTAAAAAATATCGCAATATGCACATCGGTATGCTTCATATCGTTAATGTTCCTGGGTTTGAGTATATCCTTATACACACTGGGAATACTGACGAACACACTGCTGGTTGTCTCATCGTTGGGGATTCACAAGAGAACAATGGAATCATTAAAGATGGTTTTGTGGGTAAAAGTGTTAATGCCTACAAGAGAATTTATCCTCGTATTGCAAAAGCTATTGAAAAAGGAAAAAATGTAACTATTGAATATATTGATTTAGACGCACAAATATGGGTATCTTAGGTAAAATATTTAGCAAAGGAGCTAAAGGACTTGTCGATTCAGTCGGCAGTATTATTGATGAAGTACATACATCAGATGAGGAAAAGCAACAAATGAAGCTTAAAATTCAAGAGATGATTACATCTCATGAAGCAAAAATACAAGAGCAAGTTACAAGGCGTTGGGAAGCCGATATGAAAGGTAATTGGTTAACAAAATCAATAAGACCTTTATCTTTAGCTTTCTTGCTTTTAGCATTGACAACTTTCACATTAGTTGACTTTGGTTTTGTCGATTTAGACATAAAAGACTCATGGATAGAGCTTTGGAAAATGCTTGCTATAACTGCTTTTGGGGCTTACTTCGGTGGTCGTTCTTATGAAAAGATGAAAAAGTAGTTGCATTTAACAAAAATATTCGTTAGTTTTGCTCAAACAAAAGCAGAATGAAACAATATAGACCTCGTTTGTCTAAGGAAGAAAACGATATGTTACAGGCATATAGGAACTCTAATAATGTTGGAATTATTGGAGACACTCATGAACCCTTTTGCCATCCTTTATATAGAGACTTTTGTTATGAAGTCTTTTCTCGATTCGGTGTTTCAGAAATTATACATATAGGCGATGAGGTAGATAATGCTGCTCTATCTTATCATGAGAAGATAGTAGAGATGCCTAATGCTGAAAGCGAAGCAGAGAAAGCCCAAAAAGCGATGGAAAAGTGGTATGAGACTTTCCCTGATGTTAAAGTTTGTGTAGGTAATCACTCAGCTTTACCATTTAGGAAAGCTACAACAGCAGGAATACCAAGTAGATTTATGAAAACCTATGAGGAGATATGGAAAGCTCCAAAAGGTTGGCAGTGGGAGCTATCCTGGGAGATAGATGGCGTATTGTACGAGCATGGAACAGGTAGTAGTGGTATTTCAGGTGCAAGAAACAGAGCACAAGCCAATAGGCAGTCAACTGTTGTAGGGCACTCTCACTCTTTTGGTGGAGTTTCTTATATGGCCTCCAGGAATGACATAATATTTGGTCTAAATGTTGGCTGTGGAATAGATGTTGACCACATGGCTTTTAGTTATGGTAAGAATTTTCCTAAGAAACCAACTTTAGGGTGTGGTGTAGTTATAAATGAGGGTAGAACTGGTATATTTGTACCTATGGATTTAGGTAGAAGAAATTTATATAAATTTTAGTGAGCAAGCTACTTGAGTGCTGCATATATGTTCTAATTGGGGAGGTGTAAAGAAGTGGTCGTCTGCGACCTCCCTAATTACTTAAAAAAATGTAATGAAAGAAGAAATACAAAATACTACTTTCAATATAAGTTTGAAAACATTGTTTACAATAATTGCGTTTAGCTTTGTTGCAATAGGAGAATATATAGTCTTACAAAAAGAGATAGAAGAAGCTAAGGAACTACCTGAAAATCAGGTAAGTAGAATAGAATTTGAGTATAGCAAAGAGAAACTGCAAAATCAAATTGACATTTTAAAGGAAGAGATAAGAGATTTAAAAGACGACTAAACACTAATTGTTATGAAAGAAAAAGCAATACAGTGGGGTTGGGAAGCTCAAAAGCCAACAAACATGAGGTCAAAAGAACATCAAGCTTTCCTTATCAAAAAATACAATAAAGGCAGACCCCAATCAGAAAGAGTAAAAACTATGGCTGAGCTAAACAAGGCTCTAAAAACAAATGATATTAAATATAGAAAGTAAAAGTCCTGGGGAAAACCTTTTAATATTATTCCAAAAAGTTCTTGTATATATAATATATAATACCTAAATTGTTGCTAAACAATTTCGTTATTGTTTTTGTTTTGTTTTGTGTTATATCTTCTCAAAAAAGAAAGGGGTTTAGCCCCTTTTTTTTATTCCAAAAAAAGTCCTGACAATTTTGTTTTAAGTGCATACGCACATGTTCCTATAAACGCCCCTCGACACCCCTTATTTAGAATGATTCTAAATTATAAAATAGTTGCTATTTTTTTTGGTAGTCTTATTTATTTTTTGAATTATTTGTATGTAACTTAAAAACAATTAATTATGAGAAAAGTAAAAATAATGCAAAGAAGTGTTTATCACAAGGTGGCAGAGATAGAAGTAAATGTGCCAAGTGAATTAGATGAATTTAATGTTCAGGAGTGGCTCACTGATAATGAGAGTCTATGGGTTGATGAGTTAGACCATAAAATGAATGAAACTGAGTTTGTTTTTGGTAATGGTATGGAAACTGACAACTGGACTGACTGGAAAGAGGATAGTGAATGGAGATACTATGATATTGACAATAAAACTGGAGGGCATTTATAATGAATTATGATGATTGGAAACTAAGTAACCCTATTGATGATGCAGGGGATAATATTTTAGTAAGCTCATGTTGTGGAGATGACTATGAGGAAGATGTTATGATTTGTGGAGATTGTGGCTCTTATGAGATTGAAACTAAAATGAACGCATCAGGAGATGAAATACTAACTTTCTGCAACGAATGTAATAGCGTTGAGAACGAGGACTATGTAGATTATGTTTGCTTCAAATGTGATGAGCCTTGTGATGCTATACCATTGTGGGAATATAAACAAAAGATATGAAACAAGTAATAAATGTGCCAGTATATTATCATATTGATGATAATAACAAAATAGTTATAGACTATGAACAAATGAATGAGTTTTACAATGCAAAGATTGAAAGACTTAAAATTGATACAGAGATAACAAATAAAAAATATCGCTAAAAATTTGGATAGTAAATATTTTTTTAGAATTATTTGCATATAACTTTAAAACACAAACAAATGGAAACAAATTTCACAACAAAATTAGAGGGGCTTGATGTTGATGTCTTTGGTTTAGAAACCTATGTAGATAGGAAACAAAATCATGATGTTGAGGCAGTAGCAGTTATCGACTGGTACTTATATCAAGAATTTAGAGAGTGGGGCGTTAATAGTATAGGTTGCTATGCTACTAAAGTAGCTATTGAGCTAACTATAAACTGGTGGAATGATGATGACTCAGTAGAACAAAAAACACTTACTATTGAAACTGAACACACTTCAAATGACGACTGGCAAATTACAGAATATACTTCAGAGGTATCTTTTGGATATGTTATTCAACCTCAGTCATTAGAATTAAATTTTGATACAAAAGAAATAACAATAAACTATTAATTATGGAGAAGAATATAAGACAAAGACTTGAATTAAGCGTTGTTAAATTCGCTTACACAAAGAAAAATGGTAAAGTAAGGTATGCAACTGGTACAAACAATATACCTCTCTTAAACGAGCTATTTTCACTTAAATTAAAAGAAGAAGATTATGAGGCTCAAAAGAGAAATGGCACTACTACATATTATGATTTGGGTGCTATGAACTGGAGATGTTTTAGAGATGATAGTTTAATAGAAGTAATAAATGACTAAACATGGGATATAGAAGCGAAGTATTTTTAGGAGTAGAAAAAAAAGAGGCAAAGAAACTTGAGAAAGTTTTAAAAGACCATGACTTATTAGAACACTTCCAAAAAAGTGAACACAATTTTAAGTATCAATATCAGAATAATGAATGGGTTGATAACTTGTGGCATATTTACAAAGGCTCATGGCTTAAATGGTATGAGGGCTATAAAGATGTTGATGCAATTACTGAGTGTATTGATAAGCTGTCAGGAGATGGAGATAAAGCCTTTCAGGTGGCACTTGGAGAAGATGGCGTTGTACATTCTGAGGTAGGGGACTACTGGGATTATATAGAACATAGGTCTGAACTTGTAATTTTAGGATAATGAAAGTAGTAAGTAAAAGATATATAGAAAACCATAAGTTTATGGAGTTTGTAAGCGAAATAGCTACACAATTAACTGAACTTAACTTTCATGATGAAACCTTTGTAGAGGTGCAAGATGGTCTATCAGATGGCACTTGTATTGTCTTTACTGAAGATGCACAAGAGTTTTATAATGAAAGGTATGATGAGGTTGAAACTATGGTTAATAAAATTATGGGCGTATATTCTGACAATGAATTGAATGAGTAAAAGTCCTGAGCAATTCACTTTAATACTAACTTAAAAAATGTACTATGGCTTGGATAATAGTAGGCATCATGTTTCTACTGGCTTTTGTAGGAGTTTATAATGATGTAAGAAATTCATAACTACAAATAATTAGAAATAAATTTTTAAAAAACAAATAAATTTACAAAATTATGAAATTAGCTTTTGATTATGATAATAGCAAAAATAAGGGATTCGATTTGTACTTGTATATTAAGTCAAATTTATATGAAAAAAGTATAGCTATTGAAACTGGTGGTAAAATAGAGGTCTTTAACTGGTATTATTCCCCTCAGACTTCAGGGACTTTTAAGCAAAAAGAAACCTATCAAAGAACTACTATTCAGAACATGGTGCAGAAGATAATAAATACAATAAATAAAAATAAATTGAAAAAAAGTTGCTAAAAATTTGGTAGTGTCAATTTTTTTTAGAATTATTTGTACAGAATTTAAAAACAAACAAAAACTAAAAACAAAACAAGATGAGAAAATTTCCTAAGTATTTACAAAATTTATCGCAAAGAGGTAACCAAATTTGGAGCTATACTACACATGTAGCTACTATTGAGGGCAACGATTTAATCCAACATGGTTGGTGGTCTGTTACTACACAAAAGCATATAAACTATGTAGCTAACTACTATGGCTTAAATCTTGTAAAATAGAAACTATGAAAGAATACAGAATAATACCATTAGAAAATGGGGATTACATACAAATTAAATATGAAATAGAGGGAATTGTGTACGATAGGTTTGATAAGAATGATGAGCATATTGAAAGTTATGGGTACGATTTTTATTCAGAAATAAAACACTTAAAAAGATGAAAATATTAAGAGAACAATATACGCAAAGAGGTGGAGGGATTGAAATAGCTTTAGATGATTATGGTTATACTGGAGAGAAAATGACTGCTTATCAAAATTATTTGGGTGGTGGTATGTTAGGCAGTGTTCAAAATGATTGTACTATCAGGAACTGGCAAGGTAACCCTGAGCTTGTTGATAAAGCTATGGAGCTAAAGATATTGTTTTGTCGCAATATGGGGCTATCTCCTGACTTTTTAGATGTAAATAGACCAGCAAGAGCTTATTAAGAATTTTGTTTGTTTAGTGGGGTTTAGCTTAGGATTGACCAAGCTAATAAAAAGGGGCTACATATCGTGTCCCTTTTCCTTTTTTGAAAAAATCCTGAGGGCAAAAAAGTCCTGAGGATTTTCTTTTAGGGGAAAAAATGGCTGAGGGGGGTTTAAATCGCTGAAACCCTTGCTATCACTGGGCTTAGGGCTTATTGGCTTAACTGGTTTTATTCGTTTTCTCTTTTACTGGTGCAAATCATGAAAAAAATATTTGATATAAAAAAATATTTGACTACTTATTTTTGTTATTTATAATGAATATAAATTAGCCTAAAATTTTGCAGGATTAAAAAATTAATATACATTTGCTCAAAATCAATTACTAATTAAACACTAAACAAATGAATACAATTACAACAAACAAAAACAAAATTACTTATTTATTTGCAGTTAATACGCCTGAGCAATTAACACAAATTAAACAAACTGCATGTACTATTTTTGGAGGCTATACCTTGACAACCTGTTCAGGTGGCTGGACTTCTAAGGATAACGAATTGATGCAAGAAACCTCCTACAAATTAGAGGTAATAACTACAAAAGATTATCAATATATAAATAATTTAGCTCAACACATAGCCAAAATAGGCAAACAAAAAGAGGTTTATTTTTTTATTGATAAACTTGTATTAAATATTGTAAATAATTACTAATTATTAAACACTAAACAAATGAAAACACAAACAGAAAAAGCAGTTACTAACTTGGTTTTAGAATCTCAAATAAAAAATATTTTTAAAAATTATTATTGCTCAAATGAATATTTTTATATCCCTTTGGAAGATGATAAAACAAAAATACACAAAATTAAGGAGCTTAAAAACTGGCTAAACACAAATATAAATTTATATGAATTGTCTATTGTTTTTACTTCAGGAATAAAACAAGATTATAAAAGTACATTAAAACTTAAAGCCTTAGAAGATAGTTTTTTATTTCCTGAGTATTAAAAATAAATACTAACTAATAAAAAGAGGGAGCAAAAAAGCTCCTTTTTTTTTGCTTTATACTTTTATAAAATATTAGTTTTTAAGCTCAGATAAGCAAAATTTATACAAAATTATACACAAATTAGCCTATTTAAGCCACTTTTCAGCCTGTTTAAGAGCATTAAAAAAAAATAAAATATATTTTTATCAAAAAATTTTTTGATTTACGAAAAAACGCTGATTTTCAAGGGGGGTCTGATATTCACAATAGATTTTGACCATCAGATTATTATGCACATTGTGTAATTTATTTCCTTGCGTTCTAATAAACTTTTTATTATTATTGTAAAAAATTATTATGCACTAAAATATGAGTGAGGAAAACGAAGATTTAAAGGCTGAGATTATTGCCACAGGTACGCAAAATATTCAAACGAGGTTTGAGGGAAAAGCGACAAAGCTGGAGTCTCATAAGAGGACTTCAGAGATAGTAAGATTGGTTCTTCAGGGAGTTAGATACACAGATATAATTGAGTATTGTGATAAGAACTGGGGAATCAAGAAAAGACAAGCTTCAATTTATTATAAGAGGGCTTTAGAGTATTTTAAAGAGCAGTTTGATGAAGAGAAGCAGTATGAGGTTGATAAGCACACCATGATGCTTTACGACCTTTACACAAAAGGTTATAGAAATGGAGATTTAAACATCTGTAGGTTGTTACTTCAAGATATAGCTAAGATGAAAGGTATTTCTATCGACAGAGTTGATTTAACAAGTGGAGGAGATTCATTTGTGTTTAACTATACGAAACCTGAAGATGAGAAATGAATATAGTAAACCCAAACTCAATAGTTTTACAGTTTGTTTTGACAAGCAAAACAATTTTTCATTTGTTTGTCGTGATATGAACTCTGAAAAACAAACGAGTTTTCAAATTTAATAAAATTAATTTAAAAAATCAAGAAACTTTTAGAAAAAATGGCAACACAAGTAATGACAATAGTTTTTGAGCTTGTATCTTTTGATACATTAAGGCAAGGTGGAACTGTACCATACGACCCAACGACAGATACGCCACTGGTAAGGGTGTATGTAAAATATAAGACAGGGTTTTTTGCAGTAGCAAATATCTCTTTAAATGATGTAAAAGATTTAACAAGAAATCAAGCTGTGCTGACAGGTTTAGCAAGTATGGCTGATGGAAGTATTCCTGTAAGTAATATTACAGATAACA